CTTACTCAAAATATTGACAAAGATGGAAACCTTGTTGGAGTAGGCACAACTAGCATTGAAGATAATCTGAAGAGCAAGGAAGTTGTAAGCTCGGCTGATATTAGAAAAGAACTTTTTGAAGGCGACAATATCAGAACTCGCGAAACAGATAAAGCTGTCAAAGCTGAATTAGAGAATACTGAAAATCAAAATGTCGATATGACTGTAACAGAGAAAGATGATGGAGAGAATGAAGATAAATAAGTATTAAATTGAAATTAAATTAATCAATTATATAAAATATAATCAATATCTTATATAATAACATGAATCAGGTACCTCAATTGCCATCAGAAATACCTAGTCCTAATTCTTTAAAGGGAAGGGTTACACCTACTAGTTTTGAAAGCAAGATATCTGCTAGCCAAACAACCCCGCCCCCCGCACCTAAAAAGAAACCAAAGAAGAAGAAAAACAATAAAAAGAAAAATCGTTGCTGCTTTGAAGGATGTAAGAAGAAACTAACTTTAACTCAACAAACTATGAAATGTCGATGTAATATGTGCTTTTGTTCTAAGCATTTTCCTTCTGAGGAACATCACTGTACATTTGATTATAAAGCCTTTTCAAAAGAAAATTTTGAGAACGCAGCTGGGCTAGGAGGCGGACAATTTTCAAAATTAGAATCTATATAATTTACCATCTACTCTTCTTTACATTAATAGTAGGTCCTTTTCTTCCTGCTTTGGGATCATATTGTTCTTCCTCATCATCGCTACCTAGATCTTTGCTCATTTCCCAGAATTCTTTACTTCCTAACTTAAAATCTCTATGAGCACTTGCCTTATACCAAAATATTTGATCTTCTAATTTATTTGATTTTGCATTATTTGAAATAACCAAACATTCATAATTTTCAGTACATTGATCCATTACTTGACAAAATGATTCAAACGTTGGAAACATGCCAGCATAATTTTCATAAATCCTTTTTCTATTTGCGATATATGGTTCTCTAAGAATAAAAGTGTAGTCAATATTTGTTCTTAGATTTGGTGGCACTCCTAAAGGGTATTGCATTGTAATAACTAGCATAATTTTCCAGTGACGACCATTCATGAAGAGAAGGCGCATTAATTTATCACGTGCCCATGAATTATCATAAAGACAATCATCTAGAATACAAAATGCTCTACCATCTATATTTGATCTTCCATAAGCACCCTTTTCTTTTTTAACTTGTTTTATCACCATTTTTTGCCTTTTTAAAACATTTTCAATAATAGCGGTATTGTATTCATCATGAATAAATAGTTTAGGAACCAGCGAACTATAAAACCCATTTCCAGCTTCCGTCCCCGATATTACAGTTCCTATTGGAATATCTTGATGATAGTATAATAAATCTCTTACTAAGAAACTTTTACCCGTATCACGTCTTCCAATCAATACAATAACAGGACCAGATGCCTCATTTGGTTTAAAGGAAATATTCTTCATATCAAACTTTTTTAATTCTAAATTCATTGTTAATATATGCTTATTTAATAATTTATATATAAATTACGCACAAATCTAGTTAAAATTAATAATTTCATTTATTTATAGTTGTTGATGTTTCAAATCTACTATAAAAAAAATGATAATACGGCGCTATTTAAGGAGTTTGATGCAAATAATATTAAATCTATACAAAATTATATCCCATTATATGGAAATTTTTTTAACTTACAAGAAAAAAACTACCAGAGTATTAATTTAAACCAACCTTTTCATATTACCAATTTAGAAAAATCAGACATTAAGAATGCATATGCTTGTCAAGTAAAATCGGATAATAAACAAGAAAAAGCAGAAGCTTTCTTTAAATTTTCACCATTGATTGATCCGATTAAATATATGGTGGGAAAATACGGAGATTTAACAGAAGAAATGAAGATTTCTTTACCGAAATTAAGTGAAAATACTTGTCATCCTAAAGTACTTGATCCAAATAATTCTGCTTATGTAGATGGATTCTTTACATACTTGACTAGTAATTTATTACATCGACATAAATTTATCCACGGCTTAGATTTTTTTGGATCATTTCTAGGAATCAAAAAGGATTTTAATATCAACATTTTTGATGATTTAGAGTATTTAAATGATAGCAAATATTTTCATGAAAATAAAGGCAAACTATTTGAAATAGAAGCAATTGATGAAGAAATCTTTTTTGATGCTGATACTAGAAACTATAAAAAAAAGTTGAAAATTGATAAAAACATAAGCAACAAATCAGTTTATTCTTTAAATGGAGAGAATTTTGATGATCTATTTATTTCAACTCCAATGACAGATAATACACCCATACAATTAACAGAGGCTTTGGTTTTTGAATTCAATAAGCAAAATGAAAACAAAACTAAAAACAGCAGTAGAAAAAGCAGTTCTACATGTTCTTCTCGATCTTCCCATACTTCGGCAGAATCTGATGCCGCAGTTGATGAAAGTGAATCCGATGATGTCGATGAAGATAGTGAAGGAGATGAAAGTGATTCTATGGACACACTTAATAGCGATATAATTTGCAATGCAATTATAAATGATTTTCCAGTACAAATTATTTGTTTAGAAAGAATGGAAGCAACTTTAGATTCATTATTGGGCGAGGAATTAACGGACGATGAATGGCGATCGTGTTTATTTCAAATTATCATGACTTTGATTTCCTATCAAAAGATGTTTAATTTCACACACAATGATTTACATACAAATAATATTATGTTTAATAAAACGGATAAACAGTATATTTATTACCGTTACAACAAAGTTTATTATAAGGTTCCAACATATGGGAGATTATTCAAGATAATTGATTTTGGACGTTCTATTTACTCATTTAAAGGTAATTTTATTTGCAGTGATAGTTTTCATCCAAAAGGAGATGCCGCTACGCAATATAACTGTGAACCATATATGAATTCTAATAAACCTAGATTAGACCCTAATCCCTCCTTTGATTTATGTAGACTTGCATGTGCTTTATATGATTTCTTTATGGATGATGTGGAAGATGTGAATACTTGTGGTGATCCGATCGCTGCGCTTATTAATGAATGGTGCACAGATGATAAAGGAAGAAATATCCTTTACAAGAAATGCGGCGAAGAACGCTATCCCGATTTTAAGTTATATAAAATGATAGCAAGGACTGTTCATAATCATACTCCCGAAAAACAAGTATCAAAAATGGTATTTAAAAAATTTGTTTCAAATAGAAAGAAGGTTGGGAAGAAACGATATATTGATATTGATGCTCTTCCTGTTTATGTATAATTTTCTTATTGGGAAATAATTTAGTCAATAAGAAATTAGCGTCTTTTTTTATACTTACGTTTTGATTTTTTACGTTTTTGTGTTTTCTTTCTTTTATCACGGTGTTTTCTTCGCCTCCGCTTCCTACTTTTCCGGGCACCGCCAACACTGATCGCAGTGTGCCCATCAATTGCTCGTTTATCGGTATCCTCTATCAATCTGTTCCAACCTAAGCCAATAATTTTTTTAACAATTTCGAGGTTTGGCTGTTGGGCTCCAAAAATAATTTCACGTAATTCAGGTGTTTTATAGGCTAGAAAATTTGTGCCATCACTATCAGTAAAGTGGGCACGGGTGGAAACTCGATCGTCAGGAGGTTTTATCATTTCTGCAATTTTTAACACATCAGGCAGAGGTGTGCTCTCCGAGCCATTTAGTGCCTTTTTTAAATCGCCCGCGCTAATTAGATATAGCGTTAGTCCACAATTATCGCTGACAGTGGTAGTAATAAAATAATGTTCATAATAGTCATCATCGAAGAACGTGCCACCAAAATATTGATATAATGCTTCTCTCATAGTGTTTTGAAAGTCCAAATCATTTGCAGCAACCAGTCTACCACCAAAAGCACCCGCACCTTTTGACGCGCATGAACCCTCCTCGCCCCTTTCATCTCGCCTATTTCGACATTTGAACCATGCACCTTTTGGATATGTATTTGAGATTTTGTAATAATAAATTTTTCTACAATCCTGTGTGATAAACTTTGAACATATTTGCTTTTCACAATCTCCCATTTATATATTAATTAAATATATTAATATTATAATGAACAAGAAAACAAAGGGGTATGTTTTTATTTTAATTTCTATTATTGCAGTCGGTGTAATGTCTTTTATAGCATTTGCTTTAAAAAACAATTCTAGGATAGCTAAAAAAAAGGAACCATGGACTTTTTCTGAATTTCTAAATAATGGCGAAAAGGTTTCACTAAAAACTACTATTGTCGGTGTGTCATATGGTATGATTATAGGAATAATAGATGTGTTAGGTATTTGGTATGTTTTGAAATATTTAAAAGTCTTTATGCCTAAGGGTGAATTACTAGATGCAGGCATAGCAGAAGTTTATTCCAGTGTTTTAGCAGTGCTGTTTGGTACATTTGTAAGTCTTTCAATCAAAACCATATTGCCACCTGATAATACTATTCCTGTTTGGTCAGACGCCTTTGGAGTTTTTATGGGTTGCGTTATAACATTAAGTTTTATGTCGCGGCGTATTTAAAAATCAGGACTGTTAGTAAACACAACCGGTGCACTAGCAATATTCTTAATTGGTTCTAATTGTGAAAATACAAATAAACCAGAAATAAAACTAATATAAACAACTAAAGTATCACGCATTAATTTTTTAAGAGGGACCGTTTCTTTAACAATGAATCTCATCTCGATAAATCGAAAAAGTAAATATACACAACTAACGATAATTCCTTGAATAAACATATTGTTGTCCATTATATTTATTCAAAATAATAGATTTAGAATTTTTCCGCATCTAACTTAAAACCTCTACATCTGTTAAAATAGGATTATCTTCTAATGCTAATTTTTCATCCAATACTTGTACATCTAAAGCATCTAATTTTGGCGAATTGTCAAAAATTTTAATTTTTTCTAAAGCAAAATCATCTTCATCCTCCTCTTCTTCCGCCTCTTCTAATTTTCTTTGTTCATTTCTTTCATGGCTTATTTTTTCAAGACGTTCAACTGTTTTTGGAGCCGATACTAATGCGCTTGTAGTTGAAGAAATCTGACTAGAAGATTCTTTTGTATTATAATTCATTACACTGTCATTATTGCTAAAACTAATTCCAGCTTTTGGTGATGAAGGTGCTGATTTAATTTCAGTAGCTTTATTTATTGAATCAGTTGATATTTTAAGAGAGGCGGGAAGTATAGTTGGTGTATCTAAATCATCAGTAGATGCTAAAATAGGATCTCCCAATTTAATTGGTGTGGACACAATATCTTCCTCCGCAGCATTTATTGGTTCTTCCATTTTGGATACACTAATCTCTTCAACCTTATTTTCACTGGAATCAATCACATCTGCTACGGCTGTCTCTTGTTTTTCGGCAGCTTCTTTTTCAGCAGCTTCTTTTTCAGCAGCTTCTTTTTCAGCTGCTTCTTGCTCGGCTTGTATTTCTTCTTCTGGTTTTTCAACTGTTTCTTCTACAACTTCTTCTTCTTCAGTCTCATCAATATATGCGCGTAGGATCTTTTCAACAGGCATGTTATCTCCAATAACCTTCAAAATACATTCTCTAATAATAATTTCACACTCTCTCATATTTTTTTGCTGTTGAAGAGGCATGATATGTTTTTCAAATAAATATACATTTTTGTATAATTTTCGAGCACATTCAATGTAAATTTTATGAATAAAGTCAGGTAACTTTGGAATGTCTATATCAATCTTTTTCTGTTTACTTGATACGCGAATGCTCGTTAAAATCTTCAACTGTGTAATATGAACACAAGTTAGTATATCTTCTAGATAATCGCATTTACTAGTTTTAATAATTCGACTTGTTTCTACATTGATTATTTCTTGATTCCACTTAGGAACTCTTGTTAAAAAATTCTGAAATGTCATT